TACACAGACAGTTGGGGTGGATGGGCGGCAGGTTCACGCCCGGCTCCGCTTCATCCACTCGGAACACCCGTCCATTCAACTCGCTGCAGGTGCAGCTGCCAGAATGTTCGGTGCCGCCAAGAAACTGGTATTCCTCGATGCCGGTTTCCTTGTAGCCCATCACTTCGCCCTGGTTGGCGAAGTATTTGCACTCCGTCCGCACCAGACGCTCGGCGTTGTAGCGCCCCTTGTCCATCACATCGTTGATGGCCTTAGCCATCTTCTGGAC